TACAAAAAATTTAATAAACTTTAAAACATAAAAATATGGCTACAACGGGAGTTTTTAACGGAACAAATTTAATTTTATCGGTTGAGGGTGCAACAGTTGGACACACAACAAGTTGTTCAATGTCACTATCAATGGACACACCGGAAGCAACAACAAAAGATTCAAACGGATTTTCAGAATATATCGGCGGCGTGAAAGGTGGCGAAATATCATTTGAAGGTTTAATTGCTTATGATGATTCAGCAAACGCAATTGAAATGGCCGATTACTTATTGGCGCGTACGCAATTAACGTGTGTATTTGGAACGGCCGAAACCGGCGATGCGGTTTATACTGCGGAAGGGTTTTTGTCAAGTGTTGAAATGTCAGCGGAAATGGAAGCGGCCGTCACTTATAGCGGTTCGATCACAATTACCGGTGCAATCACTAAATCAACAAACTAAAAAGATTTAAAAGTTTATTATTTTGGCCGCCGTCATTTTTTGGCGGTGGCTTTTTTTATTAACGACAAACAACAAATAAAATGGCAAACAAACACAAAGGTTATATCGACATCAATGTCGGCGGCAAAAAACGAACACTACATTTTTCAATGAATTTTTGGTCCGAATTTACGGAACAATTGGGCGTTCCATTACACGAAATTGGGGACGTATTCACAAAAGGAATTTCAATCAAAGGTTTACGCGCGTTGGTTTACGCCGGTATTTTAGCAAATGACCAGGAACAAGGCAACGAAATTGACTACAATATTTTCAAGGTTGGGACGTGGCTCGACGATTTAGAACCGGACAAAATAAACGCCATTGTTGAAACAATGTTGGAATCTAAAATTTTAGGCAATAGCTTAAGCGGCGACACAAAAGAAGTGGGAAAGCCGAAGCCGTCAAAGAAATAACATTCCAAAGTTTAACCGATTATTATATTGGTTTAATAGGCGTACACCCAAACGATTTTTGGCGGCAAACGTGGCGTGAAAATGCGTTGTTAGCGGAACATTATCACAACAATATAAATTTGCATTGGGAACAAACGCGGTATTTGGCAGCAATGATCCACAACGTAAATTGTCAAAAGAAATCGCAAATGATAAAACCGGAAAAATTATTTGAATTGCCGGTTGATAAAAAACGCAAAAAAGAACGCGACAAACCTAAATCAACGCGCGAACAAATGGAAGCGTTTAAACTTAAAGCCGAATCGATGACAAAGAAAACGACGCTAAAATAAAAGCGTCTTTTTTTTTGTATTTTTGTTTAAAATATTCTTTATGGCCGAATCAAATTTAAAAATTAATATTACCGGCGATTCGTCGAAATTAAAAAACGCTTTAAGTTCCGCAAATTCTCAAATGAATGCGTTCGGTAAAAAAATGCAAAGCGTTGGGCGTTCAATGACTACTCAATTAACTTTGCCGATTGTTGCAGCCGGTGCAGCCGCTACAAAATTAGCATTGGATTTTGACAAGTCAATGACGCAAATTGAATCATTGGTTGGAGTTGCTGCGGACGAAGTCGCAAAAATGGGTGAAGCCGCAAAAAAAATGGCAACAGAAACCGGACGGAGTGCAAACGAAGCCGGCGAAGCGTTGTTTTTTATTACGTCGGCCGGATTAAGAGGTTCACAAGCTACGGACGTTTTAAACGCGTCTTTAAAAGCGGCGGCCGTTGGTTTAGGCGAAACAAAGACAATTGCAGATTTGGCAACGTCCGCAATGAACGCATACGGCGCCCAAAATTTAAGCGCAACCGCTGCAACCGATGTTTTGACGTCGGCGGTTCGTTTAGGTAAATTAGAAGCGTCGGAATTAGCCGGTGCAATGGGTGGCGTCATTCCTATTGCGTCAAATATGGGCGTTGGGTTTGATCAAGTCGGCGCGGCATTAGCTGCAATGTCAAAAACCGGAACAAACGCCGCAAATGGTGCGACACAATTAAACGCCATTTTAACAACAATAGCAAAACCGACGGCAGACGCCGAAGCCGCATTTAATAAAATGGGGTTCACGTCCGATTCATTAAAAGAAACATTGGCCGAAAAAGGTTTAATGGGAACGTTATCAATGTTAAAACAAGGTTTGGACGCAACCGGTCAAGAATTTACAGACATTGCGCCAAACGTTAGGGCCTGGAAAGGGGTTTTGGATTTAACCGGCTCATCAATGAATGACAACATTGCATTGTTTGACGAAATGACAAGGGCAACCGGTGCAACAGACGAAGCGTTTAAAAAAACGTCACAATCGGCATCATTTAAATTTGCTCAAGGAATGGCGACAATGAAAAATTCTTTAATGGAAATCGGACAAATTGTTTTGCCGGCGGTTGTTAATGGAATTACAAAGTTGTCAAATTTTATTAAAGGTTTAGCGGATTCATTTAAAAACTTATCGCCACAAACGCAAAACATTATTTTAACATTAACCGGTATTTTAGCGGCGGCCGGTCCATTGCTTATAATATTTGGAAAATTAATGGCCGGAATTTCGGCATTAGGTCCAATTTTAGGAATAGCGGCAACCGGTTTCAGATTATTAACAACGGCAATGATTGCAAATCCAATTTTGGCCGTTGCTGCGGCCATTGCTGCGGTTGTTTTAGCGTTAAGAAGTTACAAAAAGGCACAAAATGAAGCGACGGCGGCGTCAATTGGAAAATTAGATATTTTACAAGTCAATGAGGAATTAAAAAATTCCGAAACTGAATTGGCCGAATTAGAAGCGAAACGAAGTCGAATTTCATTAGGTGCATATAAACAAGGAAAAAAACGTTTAGAGGAAAATATTTCGCTTTTAAAAGAACGCAAAGGCGTATTAGAACAACAAGCGGAATTGGAATCAAAAGAGGTTGAAACCGCAACAACCGACGCCGGAGTTGTAACCGAACCAATTACCGTTGATATTACGCCGGTTGTAAATCCGGAAGACGCACAAGCGGCTGCGGACAAATTAAAACAATTACAAAATGACATAAATTCGGCATTAGTAACAAATGACGCCGAAGCGTACAAGAAAAGACGCGCCGATGCAGTTGCACATTATGACGCGTTAATAAATAACGAAAAGACAACCGCGGATCAACGCATTGCATTAGAAAACGCCAAACAATCTAAATTGGCGGAAATAGACGATACCGAAACCGAACGTTTAAAACAAAAAGGCGAGGACAAACTAAACGAGGAACGCAACCAACAACAACAATTGTTGGATTTAAAACAACAAATTGCAGACGCGACAAACGCAAGTGACGAACAACAAAAAGCGTTGGAAATTGAACGCATAGGTGCAAAATTTGACGAATTAAGACGTTTGGCGGCCGAACATGGTTTATTAAGTGCCGAACAAAAAGCCGCATTTGATGCAGCCGAAGCCGAAGCCGAAGCGTTGGTCTATGAGGAAAAGAAAGTCCGTTTTATGGATTTTATGATTCAGCAGCAAACGGCTGCGGAATTAATGCAAAAAATTGGTGGTCAAATTGACGCGTCATTTGGCGCTATTGGAAGTTCAATTACAGATATGTTTGGCGGCGCGCAATCGGCAACCGGTGCGTTTGTTGGAACATTAGCGAAAGACGCATTACAAATTTTGGGACACAATTTAAAAATCGCAATGGCCGGCGGTACGGCAGCCGCAACAGAAACGGCAAAAAGTTTTGGACCGGCTGCGGCATTTGTTTTACCGGCATTAATAGCCGGCGCAACCGCTTTAATTAGTGGGACATTTGCAAAGTTCGCGGACGGTGGTATTGTTAGCGGTCCAACAATGGGGTTAGTTGGGGAATATCCAGGCGCGCGCTCAAATCCGGAAGTTATAGCGCCGTTAAATAAATTACAAGGAATGATCGGCGGCGTTGGTGGTGGCGGAAACGTAAACGTGACCGGTTCGGTTCGCGTTGACGGTCAAGACTTATTAATTGCAATTGAACGCGCCAATGAAACGGCCGGTCGAATATATTAAAACTAAATTATGGCGTACGGCGTTAAATACCGATTAATTTTTTCCGATGTTTTAGGATTTGGAAAAAAAGTTGAAATACTAAAAAAAGATTATACCGGCGACGTGTTGCCAATGATAGCCGGCGCAAAACCGGTTCAAATTTCGTGGCAATCGTCAGACGATTTTTATAAACCAATAATAGGATCTAAATGTACGTTGTCTTTATTAGTTACGGACACAATTCAATATGACGATTTTTATAAGTTTGACGAACGCGAATATAAGGTTGTTGTTTCATACGCAAAGAGTCAAGGCGAAATATACGCGGACCGCGTCGAAGCCGACGGCGGAACGTGCGAATCTTTTGAATGCGTCGACAACGTTTTAAATAATTTCGAAACTATTTCAACAAATTATCAAAACCGCGTTGTTGAGGACGGCGGCGAGGTTGAATCGTTGTCGTGCGTGGCGGACGCCATAACCGACGACAATTTTTATCGTTGGGGTGCGTATTGGTCCGGCTTTTTAGTTGTAGACCGATATAAAGAAAAATTAACAACACCGCCATTTGGTATTTCAATTAACGCATTCGACGGTTTAGGTACATTAAGCAATTTTAATTCGCCAATTAGTTATAATAATAACAATGCGCCAACATTAATTCAAGTCAAAGAAAAGATTTTTGAAATACTTCAAAATTTAGATTTGGATTTAGATATTTATATGGCGTCAGATGTCAAAGATTTTGTTTTTGGTTTTTTTGAAAATCAAAATATATTTACTTTTGGTTATCCGGAAATAAAAGGCGATTTTGATTTATACAACGCCAAAGAAATGTTAGAAAAAATATTGACTTTTGCAAATTGTAGAATTTTTCAAAGTTACAATCGTTGGTATATTGTCGAAGCATCAAATATTTTTGATTATTACGTCAAAGACGAAATTTTTAACGAAGTTACTTCAACCGGCGTTGTTCCAACAAATATTCGTGATCGTATTTCGTCAAAATTAAATTTCACTAAAAAGGAATTTATTGATTTTAGAACATACGATAAAGACGGCACAAGTTTAGGAACAGAACGTTTGCCGGTTTTATACGACAACAACAACGAATTAAAGGCGACAAACAACGATTTAGCGCGAGAATATTTACAACCTGTTTCAGAGGTTCATACAATTTCGGATTTTGTAAAATATAAAACATCATTTTACAATTCCGGTTTTGAATACGGTTCTTATGATTTCACAATTTTAAACGATGTTAGTTTAAATCCATTGGCAGAAATAGCAACGGACGAAATTTCATATAAAGGGCGCCGGTCAATGAAATTAACAGATGACGCGCCAACAATTGGCCAATCGCAATGTTTTAGTTATTCACAAAGTATTGATTTAAACGAATCAAATTTTGATGACGTTACATTTAAAATAAAATATTACATTAAATTTTTAACATCAATAAGTACCGAAGTTAATTCGACTTTTCAATATCAAATAAGTGTTTCGGATTCCGGTTTGAAATCATGGAACGCAACCGATAAAACATTTGTATCCGGAAGCTATGTGAATGAAATTGACGAAACTACTGCAAATCAATTTATATCGTATTCAGTAACACTAAAACAAGACGGTTTAATAAATCCGTCAAATACTTTAATTATAACCATATACAACACCGTTTGCGCTGCAACACAATACGAAACGACTTATTTTGATAATTTAGAAGTTTTAGTTAAAAAAGTTCAAAAGGAAACCGCCGAACAAACATTTGTTTCTAAATTAACAAATTCCGGTATAAATACAACAATAAAAACACGAAAGGCGTTGCCAATTATATACCCAGGTTATTCGAGAACGCGCGAACGTTACGGCTTTTTTAATACGACAAATTTGTATAGGGGAATAACAGACATAACAAACCAAAATATTGCAAACGATTTTCGCGAATATTTAACACGTTACGACGGTACATTCAGAAATTTAAAAGTTCAACCGCTATCAATGCACAACAAAGTTTGGTTTTATTGGACCGGTTTTGAAACCGATCCACAAACAACAATTATTGACGGCCTAAAATACGATATCAAAAACGCGTCTTTTAAATTAAAGTCACATTTGCCAAATGACGACGACGACGTGGACATTGACTTTATTGTAAACTAAAAAACGACATTGTTTTTGTTTGTCGGCCGTCGTATTTTCTTTTGAATTGCGGCGGTTTTTTTTGAAAATATTTTTTTATTTGAAAATAATTTTTTATTTTTGTGGTTCAATCTAAAAAAAGAAAACAATGTTTGAATCACATTTCAAGGCGGAAATGAAGCGCCTTAATTTAAAACGATACGACGTTTGCGAATTACTTAATTGCACAATGCCAACGTTAAAATCACGTCTACAAAATCCGGAATCATTTACCATTGGCGAAATAATTATTTTGCAAAATGCGGATTTTAATTTGTCACAATTTGAATTGAAAATAAACGATTAAATTTTAGAATAATGAAAACAATTAACATTAAAGGAAAAGAGTACATTACCGTCAACGAGAGGTTAAAACATTTTAGAACCGAACCAACATTCAAAGGTTGGCAAATATCCGAACAATTGGTTCACATCGACGAAAAGGAAGGAATTTTTAAAGTCACGATTTCAGATACAAAAGGCGTTGAAATGGCGTCGGCACATTCGCAAGAATACCGCGACTCGTCATATATAAACAAAACATCATTCGTTGAAAATGGTTTCACGTCGGCATTGGGCCGCGCATTGGGTTATTTAGGCATTGGAATTGACACGTCAATAGCATCAGCAAACGAGGTTCAAAACGCCGTTAAAAACCAGGACAACGACAACAAAAAATGGCTAACAGACGCGCAATTCAACGCAACGTTAAAAGCTAAAAAAGAACAAGCGGAAAAGGTATTGGCCGGCTTTAAAATGAAAAAAGAATACCGCGAACAATTAATAAAAAAGTTTAATCTCTAAAAACAAAAACAATGAGTTACGAACACAAAAACGGAAACGGAAGTTTATTCAAAAACACCAACAAAACAAGCGAAAACCAACCGGATTATTCCGGCTCAATTAAGTTGCAAGACGGAACGGACCAACAAATTGCGGCGTGGGTTAAAGAGGGCGCCAAAGGAAAGTTTTTTTCAATTAAATTATCCGATCCATATGTGAAGCCGGAAGCGGTCCAAACGGCCGAATCAAGCGACGATTTGCCGTTTTAATCGGTAAAATGACAAACAAAACGAAAAGCGGTTTCAGATAAGAAGCCGTTTTTTTTATGTTAATATTTTGTAAATTGAAAATATATTTTTAGTTTTACAAAACATTTAAAAACTTAAGAAAATGGAAAACACAATTGAATTTTTGTATTTGCGAATAAATGCAATGCAAAAGAAAATCGAAAAATTAGAAATGACTATTTCAGAAATTAACAATTATTATTTAGTTGACCGCAACGTTGACACAAAACAATTGACACAATGAAAGCACAATTTGACACAAACGAACAATATCATTCAACGCCTGGAATTAGCGCGTCCGGTTTAAAATCAATACATAAAAAATCGGTTTATCATTTCATTAACCAAAAGCCGTTCGAATCGTCGGCAATGGCATTAGGGACGGCGGTTCATTGCGCAATGTTAGAACCGGAAATGTATTACAAAGAATTTCACGTTATGCCGAAAATTGACCGCCGAACAAAAGCCGGAAAAGAACAATTCGCCATTGAACAAAAAAAGGCAGAGGGCAAAAAATTGGTGGCGTTTGATGACCACGAAAAAATAACTAAAATTTTAGACAATTTCAGAAATCACGATTTAGCGCAACAATATTGCAAAGGCGAAATCGAGTTGTCACATTATACACAACACGAAGGTTTGGACGTACGCGTTCGGCCGGATTGTTTGAACCGCGTCGAAAACTTTATTTCGGACGTTAAAACGTGCCAGGACAATGCGCCAATGGCGTTTCGTCGTGATGTATATAAATACGGCTATCATTTACAAGCGGCGTTTTATTGTGATATGTTAGGCATTGACAATTTTAAATTCATTGCCGTTGAAACGAATTATCCGTTTTCGGTTGAGGTTTACACCTTAAGCGACGAAATGATTGAACAAGGGCGCAAAGCGTGGAAACGTGCGTTTGCCGATTGGAAAATTTATTGTGAAACCGGCATTGTTTCCGGTTATATTTGGAATGATTTTCACGACGACGGAAGTTTAATTTTGTAATTTAAAAAAATGGAATTAGAATATTTAATAAAAAAAGTAAATAAACATTTTAATTGTGACATTAGAAAAGACACCCGTGAACGTGAATTTGTTATGGCGCGCGGTGCATTCTTTTGGCTCGCAAGACATACGAGTAAAAAATCAGTTAAAAAAATCGGCGCGGCGGTCAATCGCGATCACGCGTCGGTTGTTTATGGTTTAAAAAACTTTAATGATTGGTTGAGGTTTGACGAATTTTTCAAAGCCGATTTCGAGAGTTTAAAAATCGCGGTTTTGTCAGAATTTAAAACTGAAAAATTAACGCCGGAATCAATGTTGTATAAATACAATTCAATGTTGATTGAAAACGAAATATTAAAAAAAGAAATAAAAAAATTAAAAAGATTATGAAAAAATATCGTTTCTTTTTTCATTATTATAAAAGGTATAAGTGTATGAGTATACATTTTAAAGGCTCTTGTTTAAGAGTAAGCAATGTAGTTTGTAACGTACCAATAGAAACAATGGAACAATGGAACAAGACACAACCAAATTTAATAATGCGCGGTTTTGCTGAATCTGTTGAAATTAAAAATGGAATTTGTTATATAAATTAAAATTAAAATAAAATGCAAATAAAAATTAAAATAAAAGAGGTTAAAAAAGACCATTTCGAATTGTCGTTTAAAACGTATAAACACGAATTAAGCGGAACGTTTGAAAAGGCGGAATTGCGAAATATTATTGAAACATTAGACAACGCAATTGTGTAATGGCGAACCCATACGAAAAATATTTAGGCGGCGAAGACAAATTGCAGCGTGCAATTATTAATTATTTACAAATGCAATATCCGGACGCCATATTTACACACCCAATGAATGAGGGCAAAAGAACAAAGTTCGAACAATACAAAATGAAGTATTTAGGCGCGAAACCTGGAATCCCGGATTTATTGATTTTTACACCAAACGCGCATTTTAGCGGTTTAGCGGTCGAATTAAAATATAAATACAACAAACCTACGGACAACCAAAAAAAGTGGCTTAAATGGCTTGAAAATTGCAAATGGGCGGTATATTGGACCAATGATTTTGACGATTGCGTAAATGTAATTGATAAATACTTTAAAAATGAATTAAATAATCAACCAAAAAAATGAAATATCACACAATTTATTTTGACGCGGAAAACCAAAAAATCCGTTTCACACAATCAGCGCCGGAAAATTTGGCGGTTACTTATGAATACGTTGGCAAAAGTACGCGCGTTGAGTTCGATTTGTTTATCGAGTTATTATGGTACAAATACGAGGACGGCGAAATTCCGTTGGTTCAGCTAAAAAAGATATTCGACGAATTGCGTTCGTTTTGTGATGACATAAAATATAATTTGATTTTATAAAAATAAATTTTTACTTTTGACAGAATGGAAAACAAAAACTACTACGCAATTATACCGGCGCCGGTGCGCTATTGTAAAGATTTAAAAGCAAACGAAAAATTAATGTACGGCGAATTGACCGCATTGTCAAACGACAAAGGTTTTTGTTTCGCGTCCAATGAATATTTTTCAAATCTTTACGACGTTTCAAAAACGAGCATTTCAAAATGGATTTCTAATTTAGAAAAGAACGGTTTTATAAAAATAAAAATGATTTATGAACCTGGAACAAAGCAAATAAAACAACGCCGAATTTACATTGCACCCCTATTGAAGAAAACTTCAATACCTATTGAAGAAAAGTTAAATACCCCTATTGAAGAAAAGTTAAAGGATATATATATACTAACTAATAATAATAATATAAATAATAATAATAGTACAAAATCCAAAAAGCGCCAATATTCAGAAAAAACAACAAAGGCGTTTTCGCATTTTGCAGAATTATTTCCTTTAAAATATAGACCTAAAACCAACGCACAAAAAAACAAATGGTTGGATTGTTTGGATAAAATCGAACGTTTAGACGGCTACAATTTACGCGATGTTTACAACGTTTCAAAAGAATTGAGGAATGACGAATTTTGGCAAAACAATTTTTTATCAATTCTTAAATTAAGAAATACAGACAAAAACGGAATTAAATACATTGATCGTTTCATGGTTCAGCACAAAGCAAAACAAAAACCGGTTGGCTATCAAAAAATAAAAGGGTTAAAAGAATTTTTTGTGTACAGAAATCCGGCAAATGGTCAAAAAGAAATTGGCGCCAAAACTAAAAACGGCGACATTCACGAATTTCAAATTCGCGGTTTAATGATGACAAACGAGTTCCAGGAATTAAAACAATTTGTGTTGAATGGAAATTAATGTTTTAGAATTATTTGCCGGTTCACGTTCAATTGGCAAAGCTGCGGAAAAATTAGGAATGAATGTTTTTTCAAGTGACATCAACAATTTTAAAAATATTGATTACGTTGAAAATATTTTAAATTTTGATATTAAAAAAATACCATTTCAACCAACGATTGTTTGGGCGTCGCCGCCATGTACTTATTTTAGTGTTGCGTCAATTGGACATCATTGGCACGAAAACAACACACCGAAAACAAATGAAGCGGTTTTGGGGGTTCAGATTGTGCAAAAAACTATTGATATAATAAACGAAATAAATCCAAAATTTTGGTTCATTGAAAATCCTCGCGGAAAATTAAAAAATTTACCGGTTTTAAGTCAATACGAATACAGTACAATTTGGTATTGTAAATATGGCGACAAACGAGCAAAGCCGACAAATATTTGGTCAAACAACATTTGGAATCCATTGTTCAATCCAAATGGTTGGAAACCGCGAAACGAATGTTTTAATGGCAATGTTAAATGTCATCACGAAGCCGCGCCGCGTGGTTCACGAACCGGAACGCAAGGATTGTTAGACAATTACGAACGTTCAAAAATACCGAATAAATTGTGTGTTGAAATTTTAAAAAGTTGTTTGAATGTTAAATAAAAAATATAACATACCGAAACAATTAAAAAACGACGTTTGGGCGTTTGTTAATGAAAATGATATCGGACAACGTTTTGAATTTAACGGAACAAAAGAACAACAATTCATTGGATTGGTTGGCGAAATAATGGTCAAACGTTTGTTTGGAATCAATCACGAATGGACAAAAGGATTTGACGGCGGTTTTGATTTTCAGTACAAAGGATTTAAAATTGATGTTAAAACAATGGGCCGAAACGTTGACGTTCAAGACCATTTTGTAAATAATTTTGTTCAGCACCAAATTAAATTTGATTGCGATATTTATATTTTTTGTTCATTAAACAAACGTAAAAATGAATTAACAATTTGCGGTTATTTAAGTAAAAAAGAATTATTGGAAAAATCAGTTTTAAGAAAAAAAGGCGAACGCTTAAGTCGATCCAACGGAACGTCATTTGTTGCAAAAACCAACAATTTAGAGGTTCAATATAAGCAAATGAACAATATTGAAAAATTATTTTATTATTTACCTAAATATTAAACATTATGAAAATAACAAATGAAGACAATATGGAATTAATGGCGCGTTATGAAGACAATTATTTTGATTTGGCGATTGTTGATCCGCCTTATGGTATTGGTTTTGATGGTGGACACAAACCGACACAAGGTAAAAGTGGAAAAAGCAATACTTTTAACAAAGAAAAAATTTTATATAAAAAAGGCGGTTGGGATAATAAAAGACCACACAAAGAATACTTTACAGAATTACAAAGAGTATCAAAAAACCAAATTATTTGGGGTGGTAATTATTTTGCAGATTTATTAGCCCCAAAAAAAGGGTGGATTTATTGGGATAAAAAAATAACAAATGCAAATAATAAAAATTATTCTGATGGGGAATTGGCTTATACAAGTTTTGATTGTATTTTAAGAAAATATACATACGATTGGATTGGCTTTGGATATTTAAACAATCCAAAAAAACAAAAGAAAATACACCCAACAGAAAAACCTATTTCACTTTACGAATGGCTTTTAATCAATTACGCAAAAGAAGGGGATAAGATTTTAGACACACATTTGGGTTCCGGCTCTATTGCCATTGCTTGCCATAATTTAGGTTATGACTTAACCGCGTGCGAATTAGACAAAGACTATTTTAACGACGCAATGAAAAGAATTGAAGACCATAAAAAACAATTAAGAATGTTTTAATATTTAAAATAAATTTTTAATTTAGCGTTTAGAAAACAAAAACACAATGAAAACATTTCACGATTTTAATATTGATGTCGGCAATAAGTCAACCGGCAAAATCAAAACACAATGTCCACAATGCAGTCAAACGCGAAAAAACAAACGCGACAAATGTTTGTCCGTTGATATTGACAAAGGTTTATTTAATTGTCATAATTGCGGTTGGGCTGGAACAACAAAATTTGAAAAGAAAAAAGAATACATTCGTCCGCAAAACATAAAAATAAATTTAACGGACCGCGTTGTAAAATGGTTTGCCGAACGTGGCATTTCCGAACCAACATTACAACATTGGAAAATTGGCGAATCATTGGAATATTTTCCGCAAGTTGGAAAAAAGCGCCGCGCAATAAATTTCAATTATTATCGTGAAAAAAATTTGGTAAATGTCAAATATCGTGACGGCCAAAAGAATTTCAAAATGGTTTCCGGCGCCGAATTAATATTTTACGGTTTAGACAATATTAAAACAATGGAAAAAATATACATTGTTGAAGGCGAAATTGACGCGTTAAGTTTACACGAAGCCGGTATCTATTCAGTTTGCAGCGTTCCAAATGGCGCGTCAAAAGGAAATCAACGTTTAGAATATTTAGATAATTGTTTTGAATACTTTAAAGATAAAACCGAAATAATACTTTGCACCGACAACGACAATCCGGGAATCGAACTCCGAAACGAATTGTCACGTCGTTTTGGTGCGTATCGTTGCAAATACGTTGATTTCGGCGACTATAAAGACGCAAACGAGATATTGACAACAAAAGGCGCGGAAGCGTTGCGAAACGTTATTAAAACGGCTAAAAATTTTCCATTAGAGGGTGTTTTGAATATTACGGACATTTGGGACAATGTTTTAAACTACAACGAAAACGGCGTCAAAAATTATTCAATAGGTTTACCGAACGCCGATACATATTTCAAAATGGAATTGGGACAATGGTCCGTTGTTACGGGCATTCCTAATTCGGGAAAGTCCGACGTAATGGACCAAATATGTTGCAATTTAGCGACAAAATACGATATGCGTTGCGCTATGTTTGCGCCGGAATCATTTCCATATGAAGGCCACATCAAACGCATTGCGAATAAATTAAACGAAACAAATTGCACCAACGAACAATTAAATCAAACAAAAGATTTTATTCAAGACCATTTTTTTTGGGTTAAAATAGATTTAGAAAATTTAACGTTAAAAGGTATTTTAAATGCGTTCAAAGAATTAGTATTTCAAAAAGGAATTAATGTTTGTGTGATTGACCCCTGGAATATGCTTGACCATTCAGCGCAAAAAGACCATTCGTATATTGGGCGCGCATTGTCGGAAATTACTCAATTTTGCCAACAGACAAACACACATTTGTTTTTAGTGGCGCACCCACGAAAAATAGAATCCGAAAACGGTAAATATAAAAAACCAACATTATATGACATCAGCGGTTCGGCCGACTTTTTTAATAAAGCATATAACGGTTTAATTGTTTACCGTTGCATTGGCGAACGCACAAAGTTTAAATCGGACGTTGTTAAAATATACGTCGAAAAGGTCAAACGAAAAGAAAACGGACAATTGGGCGAATTTGATATCGCGCCGGATTTTAAAAACGGCGGCATATATAAAGACATTGATTTGGAATCTAAAAAATTTGAAGTTATAACCGACGATTTACCTTTTTAATTATGGACATTTTAGTTGCGTGCGAAGTTAGTCAAAGAGTTACAAACGAATTGCGATTGTTAGGTCACAACGCGTTTTCTTGCGACATATTAGAAACAACCGGACCAAATAAAAATTGGCATATTAAAGACGACGTTTTAAAACATATCAATCAAAATTGGGATTTAATGATTGCGTTTCCACCATGCACACATTTGGCGGTTTCCGGTGCAAAACATTTTAAAGAAAAAATAAAAGACGGCAGACAACAAAAAGCAATTGAATTTTTTATGTCATTGGTATTTGCGCCAATTGATAAAATCGCGATTGAAAATCCAATTGGAATTATGTCAAAAATTTATAGAAAACCGGACCAAATAATTCAACCATATTATTTTGGCGATTCATTTCAAAAATCAACGTGTTTGTGGTTAAAAAATTTAAATAAATTACAACCAACAAAAATAGTTGACAAAGGCGAATTTATAACATTTAAAAGCGGAAAAAAAATGTCCAAATGGTATTCATTAGCAAAAGAAAATGACGCGCGAAGTATTACATTTCCAGGAATTGCAAAAGCAATGGCGCAACAATTTACAAAACCATTAATTCAAACAAAACTATTCTAATGGCGAAAATATTAAATCCAACAAACGAACATCGGACCGCCGTTCAATGGTGCATTAAAAACGAAATAAAAGTTGCAATACACCCAACAATAAAAGGTTTGCGCATTCAAATTGACGAACGCGGCAAAAAAACATTGTCGCCGAATAGCTACAACAAGGTTGAAGCCAACAATAAAGTTTGGGAAATATATTTGTATATTTACAAAAAATATTTCAAGAAATGCGACTAAATTTTAATACAATTATTTATCCGATTTATGGTTGTTTAGTAGGTTTAAACTATTGGGATTCACAAATGGATCACGTTGTGATTGAATCACCTATTGAAGACCAAAACGAACATTGTTTGGAAATACATTTATTTATTTTTGGTATTTCTTTTATTTGGTATACTGAAAAATAAATGCGAAAAATTGTCAGCGTTAAGGAAATAAAACAAACGCCGAACAATCCGCGTTTAATCAAAGACGCAAAATTCAAAAAACTAATTAAATCAATTAAAGAGTTTCCGCAAATGTTGGAAATTCGGCCTATTGTTGTTGACGAAACAATGACGATATTGGGCGGAAATATGCGTTTGCGTGCGTGTATAGCCGCCGGTTTGTTTGAGGTTCCAATATATATTCAAAAAGGTTTAACCGAAGCGCAAAAGCGCGAATTTATAATCAAAGACAATTCCGGTTTTGGCGCGTGGGATTGGGACATTTTGGCGAATGAATGGGACACAAAACAATTAATTGATTGGGGGGTTGATTTACCGGTTTTTGATTTACCATTGGACGACGAACAACCAAAAGAAAACGACGACGACAAAGACGTTTGCGAATTGTGCGGAAAATAATTTTCGTAAAGTTTTCGTAAAAAATTAAAAAAAACTTTCATTTTTGTATTGTAATTGAAAAAATTCTTTTATATTTGTACCAACAAACAATAACAATAAAACAATTATGAAAAATTTACTTTCAAACATCGCAATCAAATTAATAGAATCTAACTTTTCAAACGAATCATTGTTAATTTGTGGTTCAATCCTTAAGCAATCATTTATTGAACAAGGATTCGACAGAGCTACTTCTAATGAATTTGCAATTGATGCTCTTAAAATAACAATGAAAACACTAAACGATTTAAAATAAAATAAAAACACCAAAACAAAATTCAAAACCTTTCAGAAATGAAGGGTTTTTTTTATGTCTTTTAATTTAATTAACTTTGCGTTATGCAAACAAAATCAGACATACTAAAAAACAATTTGATTGAAGCGTTGGAACAATCATTGGGAATTGTCACAACGGCGTGTAAAAAAGTAGGTTGCGCGCGGTCAACGTTTTATGAATATTATAATAAAGATAAGGCGTTCAAATCAAAGGTTGACGAATTGCAAAACTTCACTTTGGATTTTGTCGAATCACAATTGCACAAACAAATCAAAGACGGCAATACAACCGCAACAATATTTTATTTGAAAACAAAAGGAAAAAAACGTGGGTTCGTTGAGCGCCAGGAAATACAAATGGACGGCAGCATTGAATCTAAAATCATTGAATGGACACCGGCAAAGGACAAATAAAAGAATTTTGCAACGTTCAATTTTACCAAACATTAAATTCAACGGCGCGAATTAAAGTACATCAAGGCGGAACACGTTCCGGCAAAACCTATGCGATTTGTCAGTATCTTATATATAAACTAACAACCACAAAAAAGCCGTTGACAATATCAATTGTGCGTAAAACGTTACCGGCTTTAAAACGTTCGGTATTGCGTGATTTCGTTTCTATTGCCACAAAATTAGGCGTTTACTACAAAGGCGAACACAACAAAGCGGAAAACGTATTTCGATACAATGGTTCAATGGTTCAATTCATTTCAACAGACGATCCACAAAAAATTCGTGGCGCCAAACACGATATTTGTTTTTTGAATGAATCCAACGAATTAAACTTTGAAGACTTTCGACAATTAAATATGCGGACCGTTGGCGAAATGATTATTGATTTCAATCCGTCGGACCCGATTCATTGGTTATATAATGAAGTTATCGAACGCGACGATTGCGATTTATTTATAACAACGTATAAAGACAATAAATTTTTACCGTCGGAATTGGTCCAGGAAATAGAACGCATTAAAGAACGCGATCCGGACTATTGGCGCGTATATGGAGAAGGCCAACGCGCGCAATTTTCAAACCGTCAAATCTTTACGAATTGGAAATATATTCCATTTGCAGAATTTCCGGAGTTCGACGAAACGGTTATTGGTATTGACTTTGGATTCACAAACGACGAATTGGCAATTTTAGAAGTCGGCAAAATTAAAGATAAATTGTACATCAACGAGTTAATGTATAAAAAAGGAATGACAAACCGCGACATTGCAAACTTTTTAAAATCCATAAATAAAAACGACGTGTTGGCCTATTGTGATAGTGCCGAACCAAAATCCATTGTTGAATTAAGACAAATGGGCGTGTTGGCAAAAGGTGCGGTCAAGGGCGCCGGATCAATAAACGCCGGTATTAGTTTAATAAAAGAACATGAAGTTTTTGTCAGTAACGAATCAACCAATTTAAAACGCGAACAACATTCGTATTATTGGCAGCAATTAAAAGACGAAACAATCATCAACAAACCAATTGACGCCAACAACCATTTATGCGATGCATTGCGTTACGCCGTTTATTCTAAATATAAAAACCGAAGTGAATTTTTTGTCGTATAAAAAACAATTTTAAATTTTGTATTTTTACGAAAATTTTATACATCAATAAAATATGGCTTCATTATTAGACCGCTTTAAATCTATAATTTCAAAAAACGCACAACAAACCGCACAACAATACAACAACGCAATATATAGTTGGTTGGGCGAATCAATCATTTGGAATCCGGAAAATGACGATTCCTATATTACAGAAGGTTATCGAAAAAATTCAACGATTTACGCGTTGGTTAATTTAATAACAAAAGCGGCGACAACAATTCCGTTTCAAGTTTACGAAAAGACAAACGAAAACGACTACAAAAGATATAAGGCGATGACGTCCGGAACGTTTGACGCTGCAACAATACATAAGGCGGCAATGTTGCAAAAACGTTCGTTGGTTGAGTTACAAGACACCGAATTGCATAAATTATTAGAACGTCCAAATCCGGCGCAATCTTATAATAGTTGGATTTCTGAATTGATAGCGTTCGGAAAATTAACCGGCAACCGTTACATTTACGGAATAGGACCGGACACCGGCGCCAATGTTGGAAAATATACTGAATTATATGTGATGCCGTCACAAATTATGGAAATCGTTTCCGGTGGAATTATGAAGCCGGTTTCAAAATACAAAATAGAATACAACGGAACGTTTGAAATTGACGCGTCCGAAATATGCCACATAAAAGATTTTAATCCTTATTATGACGGAACGGGTTCACATTTATACGGACAATCGCCATTGCGTGCCGGTTTACGTTCATTAACAACAAACAATGAAGCGGTACAAACCGGAGTTAAATATTTACAGAACCAAACGGCGCGCGGTTTATTAATGAGTGATGAGGGCGATATAAACGAAGTACAAGCGCAACAATTGAAAGACAAATTCCGAAAACAATTTCAAGGATCAGACAATGCCGGCGATGTTATTATAACACCGAAAAAATTAAGTTGGGTTAACTTTGGTTTAAATGCTGCGGACGTTTCATTGATTGAACAATACAACGCATCAATAAAAGATTTATGTAATATTTACAACGTGCCGGTTCAATTGTTAAACAATACCGATTCCGCGTCATATAACAATATGAAGGAAGCTAAAAAGGCTTTGTATCAAAACGCGGTCATTCCGGAATTATTAAAAATAAAAGACGAATTAAATCGTTGGTTGGCGCCTAAATTTGGGGACAAACTTTGTATTGAATTTGATTTTTCAGTTATTCCGGAGTTACAAGAAGAAACGGACAAAGTCGTGGACCAATTAACAAAAGCGTGGTGGTTGACACCAAACGAAAAGCGCGCCGCAATGAATTACGGAAAAGACGACGAAACAACACAATTAGACGATTACTATATTCCGGCGAATCTTATTCCGGTACAATCAAACGATGTTGAAATTCCAATTGAAAACATTGATGTTGACGTAAACAAGTTTTTGAATACGGACAACGTAAAAAAAAAAGAAATTTCGGAACGTCTTAAAGTAGCGTTACAAAATAAAATCGACGATCACAACGACGAAGTCGGCGACGACGAAGACAAACGAACAACCGTTTCAATATTATTTCAAGTCTATGAACGTGGAATTGGCGCATATAGAACAAATCCGTCAAGTGTACGGCCGTCGGTATCGTCGCCGGAACAATGGGCAATGGCTCGCGTTAATTCATTTTTATACGCATTAAGAAACGGCAAATATAGAAGTGGCAAACACGACACCGATTTGTTGCCGGAAGGCCACCCAATGAGCAGCAAAGACGAACCAACAGAAAAGGCGGAAACGTTTTCAAATTATCCACAAACCGCAACGAATAACGCCAAACGAATGATTGAATGGCGCGAAAAATACGGCGACGAAGTACGCGCCGGAACCGCAACCGGTTGGCGACGTGCGTCAATGTTAGCAAATCGCGAACCATTAACAATTGAAATGTTAAACCGTATTAAATCATTTTTTGCGCGTCATGAGGGCAACCAAACAATCGCGGACCAATACAAGGACACACCATGGCGCGACAATGGTTTTGTTTCCTGGAATTTATGGGGCGGAACCGCAATGCGTGATTGGGTTAATAAAAAATTAAACGAAATAAACGAATAAATGCCAATAGACAAAGACAAATGGCAATCGTCTTTTGAACGCCAATTGGACATTGCAGAAAAAAAGCAAATCGCCATTGTAAAGCGTTTTTATAAACGTGAATATAACAAAGGCATTGAATCGTTTATTGCAGACGGCCAAACCAATTTCCAATTATTATTTGACAATAAAGATTTATTAAAAATATATCGTGATTTGTACACCGAAATCGGAATGCGTTTCGCGAAATGGTACGTTAACAATTTTCAAAAGTTTATAATAAAAGCGGTTGACACATCAGCGGTTGACGATATATGGCGCGATGCATTCGGCGCGTTTGGTTCAGCAATGGGCGCGGAACGTGTTACATTAGTAAGCGGAACGGCTCGCAAAACATTAATTGATATAACACAACGATTG